ATTATTCTCTCGCGTGGCGCATCCTTGATGCCGCGAAGGGTTGGGGAGTCGCACAAAGACGGCGGCGTATATTTGTTGTCCTCGATCTTGATGGAAGGCGTGCTGGACAAATACTCTTTGAGTCCGAAGGCGTGTCTGGGTATACTCCGCCGGGCAAAGAATCGCGGCAAGGAACTGCCCAGAAAGCTGGAACTGGCACTGACTCGCCAGGCCAAGGAAAATCCATAGCTTTTGAACCGGGCGCGATGTCGCGCATGGGCGGCCATGTGTGGGATGACCAGATGTGTACGCTGCGTGCTCAAATGGGTGATAATCAGGCGGCCGTGGCTGTGGAATTCAATCCAACAGATAGCCGCATCAAGGTAAAAGACGATGGAATCTGTCAAACCCTGTGTCGAAGGGCTGGTACGGGTGGGAACCAAGTACCGCTTTTACTCAAGCAGAGGGAGGGTTGTGCCGGAGGTGGGAAGGGGCCGCTCATACAATGCAACAAATCTGCAACGCTCAGTTGCCATAACGACCAGACATTGTTCCAACCCCAAGCCTATGGCATCTGCTCGGATAAAAGCAATTCAATGCTCTCGCCCAATCCACATTCTGGCATCTACGAAGCCGACACCAGCAGAACCTTGGATTGCAATGGTGGAAATCCCTCTTGTAGCCAAGGTGGCATTTCCGTGGTTGAACCAAGGAAAGCCGAACTCGCCAGCGGCAAAGACCAAGTGGCGACGCTGACGCAAGGGGCGATGAAGGGGTTCTCTGGTAATCAGGAAATCTTCAGCGGTGACTACCACATACTGGAACCCGACACGGCCCAAAGCTACGCCTTGCAAGGCAATATGATTGGCCGTAAGGACGAAAACGGGCCTAGGGGCGATGGCATCAATGCTGAAATCTGCTACACACTCAATACCATTGACCGACCAGCAGTCGCTGAAGCTGGAGAGGGTTCCGACTATCTCGTCAGGCGGCTCACCCCCGGAGAATGCTGCCGATTGCAAGGCTTTCCCGACGGTTGGTGCGAGAACCTTGAATCTAAAAACCCAAGCGAAGACGAAATCAGAAAATGGCAAGCGATACACGACAACTGGAATTGCACATCAGGAAAGACTAACAAGCCCAAAACAGCAAAACAAATCATCAAGTGGCTTGCCACGCCAGCCACGGATGGTGCCCTGTATAAAGCCTTTGGCAACTCGGTCGCAGTTCCCTGCGTCTTTTTTGTTTTGGCTGGCATTATGTGGGCTTATGAAATGGAGGAATGATGTTTGAAATCAAAACAAAATGGATCGAATGGCCCGTTGGTGCAAAGCCAATCAGAAAAATCTGCCCGTGCGGCGAGCACCATGAGAGAAATAATACTCAACGGATACATCGATGAAAGCGTGTTCTGGGGTGACGAAATCACCCCAGAGGGTTTGCACGAAGCGCTCTATGGCGAGAATAACCAGTACAAGGATGACGTGCACATCCGCTTCAACAGTTATGGCGGCAGCTGCAATGCCGCCACGCGGATGTTTGATGACATCCGCGCCTACCCCGGTAATGTCAAGATTACTGTGTCTGGTACGGCGGCATCCGCTGGCTCAGTCGTCGCCATGGCGGCCGACCGACTGGAAATGAGCCCCGGCTCCATTCTTATGATTCATGACCCCAGCGTGGTCGCTTGGGGTAATGAGCAAGACCTCATGGAAGCAGTCGGTTTGCTCAAGGCCAGTAAGGAAAGCATCCTCAACGTCTATGCCAAGCGATGCCAAAAGAAGCGTGAAGATGTTGCCGCCATGATGACCGAAACCACGTGGATGGACGCAACCTCCGCGCTCAAAGAAGGCTTCATTGACGGCATCTCCTCAGATGAAATCACTGGCGTGAGCAACCATGGCCGTGTGCGCCGTGTAGATCGAAGCGAAGCCGAGGCCAAGGTGAAAGCGTGGTTTGAGCGTCAACTGCCACACTTGCAGCATGCAGAGCGCATGGATGTCAAAATGCCGCAGGGGGCACAAGCAAACGATGAACCCGTATACCCGCATTGTAATGCGAAGCTGCAACCCGTAGACAATGATGACACACAAGAACCATTGCCTGAAAAACCTAATCTGTCCTGCCCCGACGAAGGGAAAGATCATACATCTGCTGTAGAACAAACCGCCCCTGAGGATCGGGGCAAGGCAGAACAACCAGAGCAATCTGGCATCCCCATCGCCCAGCTTGAAAAACGGCTGGGCTTAATTCAGCCCTCGCGGCGATAATTTAAGGAGGAAACCCATCATGAGTAAGGTACTGGAAATGCGCAAGAAGCGCGGTGAAGTCTGGGATAAAGCCAAAGCGTTCTTGGATGAACATCGCGGCGAGGATGGTCTGATGTCCGCTGAGGATACGCAAACCTATGAGCGCATGGAGCAGGAGGTCGTCGATCTCGGCCATGCCGTCGAGCGTGAAGAGCGCGCTGAGGCACTGGAGCGGGAGATGAATGCACCTGCCAATGCAATTCACCCCTCAACTCCGCAGCAAACCCCCAAAGCAGATAACCGTCCCGGTCGTGCCAGCGATGCCTATCAAAAGGCATTCTGGAATCAGATGCGTGACCGTTCCACCTATGAGGTGCGAAACGCCCTGCAAATCGGCGAACTCTCCGAAGGTGGTTACACCATTCCTGACGAGTTTGAGCGGACGTTGGTCGAAGCCCTGCAGGAAGAGAACATCATGCGCGGCATCGTGCGTGTGATCACCACATCCACGGGCGACCGCAAAATTCCGCTCGTCACTACCAAGGGTACAGCGAACTGGGTGGAAGAGGAGGCCGCGATCCCCGAATCCGACGATGCTTTCGGGCAGATCACGCTCAGTGCGCACAAGGTTGCCACCATGATCCGTGTGTCCGAGGAATTTCTGCATGATGCTGTGTTTGATCTCGCAGCCTACATCACCAACGAGTTCGCTCGCCGTGTCGGCGCAGCCGAGGAGGAAGCTATCCTCACTGGCGATGGCAGCCACAAGCCTACGGGCTTGCTGCACGCCACCAACGGCGCGGAACTTGGTGTGACGGCTGCCGGAGCTGCCGCCATCACGGCAGATGAACTGCTCGATCTCCAGCATTCGCTGAAAGCCGGTTACCGTCGCAAGGCATCCTTCATTATGAATGATGCGACCATTAAGTTGCTTCGTAAGCTCAAAGATGGGAATGGACAATTCATGTGGCAGCCGGGTCTGCTGCATGGGCAGCCGGACACCCTACTCAACCAGCGTGTGCTGACCTCCAACTACATGCCTCTGCCCACCACAGCCAACAAAGCCATCCTGTACGGTGACTACTCGTATTACTGGCTCGCTGATCGCGAAGGTCGTTCTATGCAGCGCTTGAACGAGCTGTATGCCAAGAACGATCAGGTGGGCTTCAAAGTTACCCAGCGTGTCGATGGCCGCTTGATTCTGCCCGAAGCCGTCAAGTGCCTGCAGATGAAAGCAGCCTAATCCAAGGGGAGAGCCTGAAACATGGCTCTCCCTTTTCCATCTGAAATGAGGAGATCAATAAAATGAGCAGCAATACCAAAAACTATCATGCCCATGGGGGCAATGAATGGGTCGTGGGTGGCAAGCTCACCTTTCTGCCCGGCGCAAAGGTGGAGGGGCTGGATGAACTGTTACAGGGTCAAGGGAGCTCTGTTGTGCAGATTCCCTATATCCAAGACAGTGAAGCTACGACCGTTGCCGCCATGCGCACTGAGCATAACGCGTTACTGGCTGCGCTCCGCGATGCTGGACTCATGGCACCAGCGCCCGATGAATCCTAGGCGGTGAGCCAATGGTTATCACTGTATCAGAGCTCAAGACCCATCTGCGCATTCAATATGATGAAGAAGATACATACCTTGAATCACTCATCGCGCAGGCACAGGCCGCCGCCGAGGATTATTGCCGTGTGCTCTTTGATGGCACCGCACCAGAGCCTGTGCGATTGGCCGTTCTTCTGATGTGCAGCCATTACTACGAAAACCGCGACAACGCCGACAAGCAGGTGTACATTACCATGCGCATGGCTTTTGAGAATCTGTTGTACCCACACCGTGACCTTGAAAAGATGTTTTAGAGAGGTGAACCCTGCGTGCGTGGCTATAAACAATTTGAAGGAAACCCACGCCCGGGTGATCTTCGGCATCTGATTGAAATCGGGCTGACGGAAAACGTCATCAACGAGAATGGGTACCCCGAGCCGCAAGACAGGGTGATCTGCAAGGT